TTCCAAGTAAAGTCTTCTGTTGAAAAATTTGTGAATTGTATAGCTTTCATATATTTATTGACGAATTTACGGCACCGTCAAGCCTTTTAATTGAGCTAATGCGCTCATCCCTGCCCCCATAAGTAAGGGACAGAGTGAGTTAACTAGCCTATGTTGAGGTTTATCAATGAGTATTCTCCAGTAATACCTGTTGCGAGGTGATTACCAAAAGAAGCTGTTGCTGCCACTGCTGGCGCGCAAGAACCTGATGTTCCTGATGCGAGTACTCCTACTCCTAGTCCTGCTACTCCTGTTCCTGTGAACAAAACTGCGCAAGGCCCGTTTACTTGTAGCCATCCGTAATGTCCTGCTGCTACGATACCAGTAGCTACTCCGGCGATTGTGCCTGTTGCTGCTGCTGGTGTGATAACGCATCCACTGTATGGGTGCTGTGCCCAGATAACTCGTGAAGATGTAGTAAGTGCTACTACAATTGGGTCTTCTAAAGTCATTGTGACTGCTGCTCCTGAAGCTGCTGGGTGGCTCTTGATTCGGTACGTGTAACCCTGTCCAGGTGTTACAACTACTGATAGATAACCTCCTGCAAATTCGTTAGCAGTTACAGTCATTGTTGCTGTAGTGGTTACTTCAAGTGCTCCAATAGCTGCTGCTGCTACTGCGTGTCCGCCTGATACTTGGTCGTTTGTAGCGTCAAGAGCCTTGTTTTGGTAGACCTTGCCTGCTACTGTCGCGACTGCTCCGTTCAAGAAGTAGCGGAACCCTCGTCCGTCTGGTGTTTCAGCATATGACCCTAGTGGGTGTGCTTGTACTGTACTGTTTGATAACACGTCGGCTCCGATAACTTGTAACGGGCCTGATAGTGATGTTGCCATAATTTAATTTGTTAATTAGTAATGTTACGCGGAAACTGCCCGAATAACTGCGAAGTTGATAACCAACACCGCATTTAACGCTGTAGTAGCTGTTGTTGCATTGAAGATGACGATACTGAATGTACTGGCACCAACTTGTGCAACTGATACTACTGGGCTACCTGCTCCAGCGTATGTAGTCGATACTGCAATAACGTCTGTTGCTGCCACTGATGTGTTTGTAACTACAAATTCAGCAGTTGCTTGTGCTGCAAGTGTTGAAGCCACTGTAGTAATCTGACCTGACATACCGTCAAGTGCTACAGCAGTGGTGATACCTGTAATCTGTGTTACAGAGCTTCCTGCTCCCGTCGCATATCCAATACCTGCTGTTGCAGAACTAGATACGATACCTTTAGCTGTAACAATGCCGTCTTCCATTACTGGAGGCAAATATTGTTCTAAAAGTCTAGGCATGATGATTTTAAATTAAGCTATTAAACACCTGTGATTCCAGTCAATTTTCCGTGTCGACGTGGGTTTTGTGAGATAAGTTCTCCACCTAGGTAAATGTGACCAACTACTGCTGCTGAGTTAGTAGGCTTGATCCAGTCACTCCAAGAGAAACCAAGTCCAGTTACTTCTGAGTAGTCGTTACCTTCGATGTCTTGTGAACGGTAAGACACTGGAGTAGTCATAGCTACTGGTAGTGCGTACCAATCCAAGAAGTCTTCATTCAAGAAGTACAGTACTCCAGAAGTTGCTTTCTCATCCGCTAGGATAGGGAAGCCCTTGTAGTAAAGTCCTGTAAATCCTGTACCACCCACCATACCTGTACCTGCCTTACCCATGTTTCCACCTGACTTCATCATTGATACATCCTTAGCAATTCTTTCTTGAGGTTGTAGTAATGATTCGTATAGGTTGAAGATAGCTTCAGTTGTTACTCCAAGAGTGGTCTTTTGTGAACCTGAAGTTACGGCTGAGTAAAGGTTAGCCATCTTAACTAGTGACAAAGTACCACTTGATGCAGTTACGGTAGATCGTAGTTGTGAACTGTAAGTAGTTCGAGACAATGATCCATAAGTTGCTGCGTTTGTTCCATCATCCACGATCGCTTCGAGTCCCAAGAAGTCCTTAGAACCGTTACCAGTACCGTCTCCATAGAATAGAGTACCAATATCATCAGCCATGTCTTGTGCAGTTGACTGCATTTCGAGCTTAGCTAGGTCTAGTACTCGCTCTTCAGTTGCGTTTACAGATAGCTCATCCAATGGAAGTGCTACTGTCATCTGATAGAACTTAGGTACAAACTCTAGGTTTACACGGTTATCTGTTGCTGCGGTTGAGAATGAATCAAAACCTGAGAATGATTGACCTGTAGTATTCTTCGCGTACTTGACTGGGAACTTCAGTCTTTCTCCGTTCCACTTTGATGCTTTCGTAAGGATTCGAGTTGCTAGAACATTACTGTTCAAGATAGTGTCGACTACTTTCGGAAGCAGTTTAGATTGAGTAGTTGTTGTTACTCTATTTCCAAATGCTGCCATAAATGTTTATTTTTAAATTGTTTATAAACTGCCCCAAGATCTATTGCGTAACTCCGCTGGAGTCATATAGTTCTTTTTAACAGGTTCACCCTTTGTCGTTGCGGTAGTTTTGTCAGCTAACTCTTTACGCGCATCGGACTTAGCACTGTCTGGTTTCCCCTCCAATGCTTCGTAGATACCGATACCTTTCTTAAAGTCCAGGTTATTATTGGCATCAGTCGGGCTGTAGTCGAGCATGGTCTTAATGAGCTTGTTACGATCAAACTGGTGGCCATCTGCCTCTAGTTGTGCTATTTCGCTATCTACCCACTTATTCCACTTCGTGTCTTCAGCCACTTGTTGCTGAGCTTTTTCCTGTTGTCTTGCTAGGATTCGGTTCTCTATTTCATCAGTCCTTGTTTGTTCGTGTTCGCTGTACTTCTGCCACGCTGTCTCATTCTCTCCATATAGTTCTGAGAACCAGTCTGGAATGTCTGATTTAGAGTTGTTGGTCTTTGACTCCTTAATCGTTTTGAGTTCCTCTAGTTCCCTAGCGGTAGCCTCATTACTTTCTCGTAAGTCGCTTAACTCGTTCTCTCTTTCGATCCAACGAGGATGCTTATGAAAAGGTAGGTTGTCTTCGTCCTCCTTATCTTCAGCCTTTGCCTCTTCTACTTTTTCGGGTGCCGATTCCGGTGGTGTAGTATCCAATGTCTCAAAAGGGTTTTCCCCCTCTCTTTTAACGTCCGACAATATCTCGTCCAAGCTTTCTTTTTCCATAAATTTACGCAGACTTTATTTCTATTGCCCTAGGTCGAGAAAGGGCATAACTATTATTAAACTTGTTTCTTCTCCAACGCCTTACGCTGAGCAGCTTTCATCATTGCTCTTGCCCGGAATAAAGGGTCGGACTCATTTCCTTTGTCTTTGACACCGGCTTTATCAGCATCATTGACCATCTTGTACGCTTCGTATGTTCGTTGCTGACCTTTTTTCCCCATTTCATACTTAGCTTGCTTAACTAAGCCACCAGTATTATCAACTACACGTTTGCCAAAACCATGTAGGGCTTCAAGGGCTTTGTTTTTAGTATTTTTCATCATTTTTTTATTTGTTTACTAGCTTGTATTTGCTCTAGCTTTTGATTGTGTCCGGTCTGAACTCCCTCCACTTGTTGCTCCTGGGCTATCTCCATCTGCGTCTGTTCTATCTGCTGGTCAATAGCTTGCTGTTGCATCTGCTGGGCTTGTAGGTCCGGGAAGAGTGCCACTGGGTCACTCATCCATAGATACAAGTTCTTAGCTGACTCTCTAGGATTCGGAAACTCTAGTCGGTCAAAGAATGATATTGGGTCAATACCGTTCTGCGCCCACAGTTCTAATGCCTCACCACGCTGACTAGCTGGGTCTTTAGGGATCATTGATCCTTCTTTGACTCCGATAGACAGGTCTGAGGTAAAATCACTGTTGACTAATGAGATGTATTCCTTTGATCGCTCCACCCCTAGCACCGCTGCTGAGTGTGGTTCATCATAGTAAACATACATAAGCTGGACAAACCAGTTATAAGTTTGGTCTGAGAACTGTTCTAGGAAGGTAGAGATACCGCCTCCGATACGGTCTGTATCTTGCCCCTTGATGATTTGCTTACCTCCCACAGTGTCCTCTCCTATAGTTCCTTGAGGTGTAGAGCCTCTCGTACCAAAGATATTTCTGATTTCATTACGATAATCAATCAGTGATTCATACACGAACGTAGGTAGAGCTGTACCATTAAGCTCGACTACTGCGTTTCCAACTGGTCCAGTTGGCACCCAGATAACACCACCATTACGCTTAGCCTTAGCCGCCTTAGCAGCTTGAGCTTCAGTAAATGAGTCACCCGATACAGCTAGTCCACCGTTAGCATTGTCTGCATTTTTATCAATTTGTGATAATCGCTTGTTTACAAGGTCCTGTAGTCCGATGTTTTGCTGCACCAAGTTAGTATCATCAAACGGTTGTACGCCTAGATTGAAGATAGATAGGAAAACATACGGCTTCTTTCGATTCTTAAAGTGGTTCTTACCCGGCTGTGTTGTGTCTGGTAGCTGAGTTCCAAATTCATCTAGTTGTCCAGGTACAGCAGACTCATAGTTCCAGTGTGGGTTTTTATTCTTACCAAGTACTTCATCTTCGCAAGTCCAGAAAACATAATCATCAGTAGTCCACATGATGTATTGAAGTTTTGTCCCCATCTTAACCTTGACTTTATCTTCGATGTAGTCTTTCTTTTCTGGAAAACGCTCTACGAGGATAGAAGCCATGTCACTTAAGGTTTCACCGATGTAATAACCAGTGTATTCTCCCTTCTCGATAGTCGCTGAAGGGTCTAGGATTAGCTTCTGTGGTCGTACTGGTAGACAAGTGATGTCATTTTCTTTCATTGACCAGCCTACTTTCAACACCCCAAGCATGTATAGCGCCCAAAATCGGGCTACTTGCTTGAGTTGTAGGTTGTACTGTAAGCGATCCGCATTGTACGTGATCATTTTACGCACCTTATCAGCTAGGGCATTACCCTCTTCTGTGTTGTCTGATTCAACTAATGGATCAGCTTTAGGTCGTGTAGCAATCGGTAGGAAGGTTTCCAGTGATTCAAAGATAAGATTATCGACTGTATCTTTATCAGTAGTCTTAGCTTGATGACCTAGCCAGTAGTTCTCATTCTCTTTTTGCATCTTACTGATAGTCGGCTCGTAGATAGCCCACTGTTTCATCCAGTCACGCTTTAGTTCAATTAGTTCTTCATCTGTCATCTCTAGTGAGAGTTCAGGGAGTAAGGTACCAACAGCTTCAGCCTCAGGTGTACCCACCTTGTTTATATCTGCACTTAATGATCTAAACCCATCTAGTAACCCCATGTGATATTTTTTATATTAAAAAAGACACCAACAAAATTGTTGATGCCCTTCTGTGATTCAGATTGGACCGGCGCTCTTGACATTATTATACCATACTTATAAAAGATGCAAGCCCACTAATACAGGTTTTCCCCTTTTGAATAGTTTAAAGTTACAGTCTATATCTGTTATCGCTCCACTACTATCAAAGTTAATAGTCGCTAGACCGTTACGAATACCAAACAGCCCACTATCTTTTAGCAATACAAACGTGTCGTAGTTCTCTTGGAAGACCACAAACAGTTCAGCGTCTTCTTTTGTTATTTCTAGGCTAATCATTGTCATCAGGTTCAGGCATAATAAATTTTGGTTTCCAATGCACTGTATCATCCGGTAACACTGGACTTGAGTACTGCAAGTCTGACAGCTCTCCAGTGAATATCTTACCACCGTCATTACTGAATTTATCCATGCCAACTCTCCAATATAAAGTGGCATGGGCGAAGTGATCCATCCCATTACTTGTCTCCCAGACGCTCTGTGGCACTCCAAGCGTGTCCATTGTAGTTACCTTGTACAAGGTAGCAAAGTGCGATTCAAACTCTCTCCAGTCATCCTGTGTCCCCTGAAGCGGTATCTTGCTGTTAGCTAGATCATCAATAACCATCTGCAAACCTCTATTCCGATCTACTGTGACGTTGCCAGCTTCATCTCCCTTGCCCCATCTAATGATCTGATAAGTCTTTCTATCTCGCGCATAGTGACACAATAACACACGGCCAGGGAACTCTTCTCGCAGTTTCCGTGGCTCTGTAAGGTCCGGTAGTGCATCTATGACTGCTATAGATCGCTTGTATTCGCGTAAGTAACCTCTGATTGTGTCCCATGTTGGT